ATACATAGAAGCATGACCGCCGGGGCCAATCAATTGGTGCCATGTAATTGCATTATTTTCAATAAGATTATTCTTTGCCATCAAGTCAATAAGATGACAACGATGATTATGCGATCTATAGTTTAATGATGTAAGATAATGATTAAAACTTGTTCTACTCAAACTTTGCTTGTAATATTCAAAATCAACAAAGTTTTGTCCACTCATTTCTTTACTAATAAAAATGCAGTTATTAAATGCCTTTTTCATATAAAAGTCTATCCAATAATAAACTTTCATTGAAGGATGAGTAGGATCATCGGTATCCGGATATGCTCCGGTCATCACATGATATGTTCTACCTTGTGACTGTAAGAACTTTAAAGTATCATTAAATCTAAGATAAGCAGAGTGGAAATTCCACTCATTCTGACCACAATAAACTATTGTTTCAGATTTTGATTTAAGGATTTTTTGATAAAATTCTTCCTTTGCAACAACTGAGTCCCATGCATCTACGCATATGAACTCAGGTGCATTGGGAAATTTACTTTTGGTAGCAGGTTCTCTCTTTTGCAATTGTTCCATCGCTCTGCATCACTTCACGCCATTCAGTACACACTGGTTGAGTAGGCTGAACAGGCTGTACGATTACAGGTTGTTCTACAACACGAGGACGTGCGGCTTCATTAATTACTGCCCCAAGAATAACGCCACCTACTACAGGGGCTACCCAGTTATAATCACGATAGACTACAACGGGAGGAGCACGGTGAAAGTGACGGTGACCATGATGATGTTGTACCTGTACCATACCTCCACACCATGCATGTTTGTGATCTACACCAGATCGGCAATCAATACCCTGTGCTGAAGCACTTACGGCAAATAGACTAAGAATACCTGCGACAATTAATTTCATGATTTTCTCCTAGACTTAATAGATAAGCCCATAAACTATACACCATGCTTCCAAAGCCAACTTGTATAGGGTGTACGACAATACAAGGGCACCAAAACCTAAGAAAACCAATCTGTGTGTTCTATCCATGTTCATATTGTATTTATATTTGTATTAAATGTCAAATATACTATTACCCAAAAAACTCATTAAACGTGTTCTTTTCTAAGCCATTGTATTCATTACTGTTTTTTCTAAAAACCCATATGGGTTCTACAAAAACACTATTCTTAACTGTATTTACTATAGCATGCGGACGGGCTTGCATACGCATACCAATCTTACCCAAATAACTTGCCCCAATACTCACTAAATGATCAACCATATCATCACAGAGATTTAGCCTTGTACCTTTTGCTATTCTAGGTTCGATAATATTAATCATCATGTATGCACTATCTTTTAACGTTTTAAAAATCTTTTCGTTGACAGGAAAGAAGAATTTATTTTTCCAACTGTCAAAGTCAGGGTATCTGTGCCAACTCTGTGTACTTGAATTATTGCTAGCATATCGTTCTGTTTCGTAATAGGGCGGACTAGTAAAGTAAAAATCAAATGTATCTTCGTATATACTCCAATTAACATCCTCACTAGGTAGATTCCAAATCTCTACACTCTTTGTACCGGTAATGCTAAAGAAGTTTTCATCTTCCACAACAGTTGGATTGCTACCCAACAATCTCTCATATTCTAAACATTGTTGTTTGTATGTCTCAAATACTTCAGGATTTGGATCACATCCAACATACCATTCAGTACAAGGTGTAGCATAAAACCCTGCTAGTCTGTCTCCCCAACCACTGCTGGTATCCAATACATATTTGGCGTTATGTTTTTCGTATAGTGCTTTTGCTACGCTAGGCTTAAATTGTGTGGCAGTATATGTGCCAATTCTGAATCCACTACGGAATGTACTGTCGTTAACATCACTATTACCCAATGCACCACTACGCCAAAAGTGCCAATTCATTCTTTTTAATTTTTCTTTATCGTGCCATATATCCCATGGACTGTCTACTAGATTACTTCCACAACGCATACGATTTTCTTGCTGAAAGTAATTGCTGACACTATTATATGTGTGTGACTTATCGATGACACCTAATGGATTATCAACGTACTTGTATTTGTAATCAAACTTTTCTAATACCGTATGGAAGTTTTTGTATTCACCTAACATAGATGTATTACAAAAACGAATGAATAAATCTTCAAAATCTTTTTTGGTTATTTCTTTAGTTGGGAAAGGAATCTTATTATCAACAATATAGTTAGCCAGTTCTTCTTTTATATCTTCTTTACTATATTGTTGTATGAGTGCGTTCCATTCATCGTTTTCAATGCATGGTATTCCTCTACCATCTACATGAGTACTGATGTATTGTGCAACGATTGGATTTACCATACAAGTATTATACATTGACCATATATGAAAGTCAATAAAAAACGGGCTGTTGCCAGCCCGTTCTTTGATTTGAATAAATCAAATTAAAAACTAAAACGTATACCTGCACCCCAAGCATCTTCCTTGATATCTTGGTATGACTTGCTATACCCTGCGCTTACACTTGCATGCTTGTTAAGTGGATAACTTAAACCTGCGAATGCAACTGTTTGCTTAGGATTAGCATCATTCCAGTTTACACGTGTCTTTACTCCGGCATAGCCAAAGAAAGGTCCAACTTTAGCACCAGTTGATGCACCAATAAGACCATACTGAAATGATCCAGAGCCGTTAAAGCCATTGTCGTAGCCAACACCTGCAAAAGTATGAAGTCCTTTTACAAGGTCTTTGCCTGCTGTTGCTTCGAGGCTATTGACCATACCGCCGCCATCAAACGCCTGAGTACGTGCTTGTAATCCAAAGTGTAAACCTGCCATATCTTTTCCTACACGTAGATACTGTGCAGTGCTTTCTGCTTTGGTTTTGCTGTCCTTAACTGTTTGAACTTCAAAGTCAAAAAAGTTAGCGGCTTGAGCAGAGCCCATACCTGCAGCGATTAATAACGCAATTGCGAGTTTTTTCATTAGTTTATTCTCCTTTAAACATCGAAACAAATATTTATAAAGTGAAGGCCGTAATAAAATATAAGTTTATTGCTTTAACTATACACTAATACAGTAAAATAGTCTACTATTAACAAAATAATTTAGCCTTTTTTAGGTTTTCGTAATGAGAAGTTGTTACTGCATGCAATGATATTCCTGTTTTCAAATAATGATCAACTACTTCTTTTGCTGTGGCAGGAAAATTATTAAAGTCTGATGTTATCTCAAAAATTTTCTTTTTATTGAATTCTATTTTATCTTTGACCGTTTCATATAGTACACTTAGTTCGCTAGGTGAATACTCACATATACGTTTAATGTTTTCTAATAACATATCATATCTTTGCTCTGTATCTAATACTGAATCAAATGAATAGTCAAACAACTCATCATACAATTCTATTCCCCAATCTTTCAACATTTTATGAAAGTATGGTGAGGCTGCAACAATAAACGGTTTACCTAACATCAAGGGTGTAATTGTTTTTTCTGTTGTCCATCTAGCGTCAATACTAGTTTCACTTACTAACTGAACAAAACTATTAAAATATTCCTCTGGTACTTTACCATGATGCATGTCCCTACGGTAGTGGTCTGTTAAGGTCATTATTCTAGGTCTAACATATTTCCAGGTATATGGAAATTTAGGTAGTTGGTGCCAAGATACTGCACCTTTATGAATCAATTTATGTTTACCTAATAAATCTAATAGTTGGCATCTCCAAAGGTGTGCCTTGTTAACCATCATAATATATGGATATTTAAATGTAGTATTACTAAATTGCCTTGACAAATCTAAATTACCTAAGGTTCTGTTTAACCAAAAGGTCGGCCATTTCTCAAAAGTAACATTTAAATTTTTAGGTTCAATATCATTGAAATATTCTTCAACACTGGTTATAATATTCAACTGTTTATTTTGCTTTTCGCATTCTTCTAATATGGGATAAAAGTTTAACATTGTCCAATAATCAGGCTCATGCATTGCAAAAAGAAAAATCTTATCGAACTTTTCACTTTTTATACGTTTGTAAAAGTTTTCATTTTTTTCTTTATTGAACCATATGTCTAATATTGCATAGTTCATCACTTATATTTCTTATTAAAATAGTTCTTCAGCCATTCCCATTCATAACTGAGTTTTAACTTATCAAATCTACCCTCAACTTCTGAGTAATATGCCAGTGCATCTCTTGCACCGTCTAAACTATATTGAGCATATTCACCTTCTGCTTTGGATATCCAAGTTTCTAATCTCTTGTCACTAACTTCGGTGCGGTCCCATTGTAGTTTAATAACTTCTCTAAATGCAGTTCTCCATGTACTGAATGCATCTGTGTTATAATTAGCAACACCTGACAGTAACTCTACAACTTCATGTGGATCATCCATTGTAAAGTCTAAACCTAATCCTTCGTTCTTCAACGTAAGATTCTTGTTGTATGCAATCATTGCTTGGTGTCCATAGATCAATCCATTAACAGGATTCTTTGCTTGGAACACATAATGCTTTGGTACTTGCATTCTATCAGGTTGCCAGTTAAAGTCAAACTTAGCACTAACTTTTAGTTTAGCAAATACAGTGAACGCCCATGGTGTGTTACTTGCTTGTGCTGATGCGTGATATGCTTGCACACGACCATTTATACCATCGACTCTAACAACTCTGTTCTTCAGTCCTTTAGTAATCTTCAACAAGTGTTCGTAGTTCTCTTCTGCACCTGTTTCACCGTTACTTAAAAATACAATATCTAATGGTGTAGACATTGATAGTTTAGATGACTTCTTAATATACGGATAATCGTACAGTTGTGTTTTTACATGATCCTTAATTTCATTTGGAACTATAATTCTTGTAGCACCAACGCTTGTAACTATAATGTTCTTACTTGAAGGATCCCACAATGACATTGGTTCTATTTCTACACCGTCAATATCTTTGTTATCTTCTGATACCATTACAGTGTATGGAAAGTCTTGTAAATACTTAACAGCGTTGCTATGTGTATCTTCATTGACAACTACAACTGGTGCAGGTAATCTAGTTGCTCGTTGTGCTTGATTGTAATTGACTTTATAATTTTCAAGCAACTCAACACTATTGATTAACTCACGCAATTTGTTTACGTCTACGAAGAATGTGTCACCAAACTTTTGCTTTTCGCTGGGGAATACATGTAGATTGTCCCGAGAGAATGGATCAATGATGTAACTAAAATCAAATCCTTTATAATCGCAAACGCTACTGCAAATCCAAATATAATGTTCTTTCTTTGCAGGCAACTTATTAACTATATTCTTTAATGTGTTCAAGTAACTAACATCATACTTGAATGTAGATACATCACCGATTGATTTAGTTTTTAAGTATTCAGCAATATCATTAGTTTGTTTATTACCATGATCAATCAACACAATATCATAAGTGCATTTAGTAGCAAATGCTTTAATCTCTTTAACAAAGTTGAGATTGCTTAAATGCTCAATGATCTTTATATACTTTGTATCAACTGAGAATGTTTCACGGTTAACCATAAACGTTGTACCCCAATGACTCCATTGTGTACCAAACACATGAACCATTTTAGTCTGCCAAGGGTTAGGATAGTATTCAAAATTGAAATTAGTATAATCTAATTCACTATTCAATACCCATAATAATGTGCTACTTGCACGATTGCAACAACGATTAACAGTATCGACCCAACTGTTTAGATAACGTGTCTTTTGTAGTTTAGGATATCTAGCCTTAAGTGTATCGAAACGCTTTTGTGCCTCAGGATTTCCTCTGTCTACAAAGAACATATCTAAGTCATTGACTTTCTTTTGTACTTGTTCTTCTACGAAATTAAACTCATTGAATCCCTTATACCATAACACAGCATTGACAAAGTATGTTTGTGACTTAATACTTTCACTCTGACCAAACACGTGTACATATTGTGCTTGTTCAATGTTAGGTCTCCAATCAAAATCAAATGAAGTATAATCAACTTCAGAACTCATAGCCCAAAAGATTTCAGTTGGATGCTCTTCAATCAAATCTTCTAGTGTAGTTACAATATGATATTTAGGATAGTCAACATGCTTTGGTTCCTCTATTACGTTGTCTGCTGATAGTTCAATTCTGTTTAAGTAAACTGTTTCTCCGTTATTGTTTGGAGTAAGATACTTAGGACCATCAATAGGATCCTCTATCGTACCAAATTGATATATGTATGGCGGTGCTGTATCATCTGGATGCCAACTGAAGTCAAACTTAGCAGTATTAATGCCTGCAGGTATTCTCCAATTAGATTTTCTAGTTAGTTTACGTGCTTTTAAAATACGTTTGTCAATATACTTTACTTTAGTTGCACCAGGGACTATATACCTTGGACCACCAGTCTTTTGATGCTGTGTACCAAACTGATATATAAAAGGTTCATCTTCTGCGTATGGGTGCCAACTAAAGTCAAATTCTTTAACTGCAATGTCATCTGGTACTTCCCAGTTCTGCATGTTAGGACCTACTTTAGCGACAACACCTTCAACGTACTTTGTACTAGTCGCACCGGGCACTACATATCTTGGTCCACCAGTCAATGCCCACTGAGTACCATACTGATAAATGAATGGCGGGTCAGTGTCATCTGGATGCCAACTGAAGTCAAAGTCTGCTATATCAAGGTTCTCAGGAATATCCCAATTCTTTTTGTTAGGTAATGCTACTGCTTTAATATCTTCTACGTATTTTATTTGCGTAGCACCTTTAACAATATATCTAGGTCCACCTGTCTTTTGATGTTGTGTACCAAACTGATAAATGTACTCAGGATCTTTGGGATTAGGTCTCCAACTGAAGTCAAACTTTGACTCATCAATTAAGCCTGTTATCTTCCAATTCTTTTTATTGGGTTTAACCTTAGCAACAATATCTTGTACGTATGTGTATTCTGTTGCCCCAGGTACACGATATTCAACAGTAGATTCTAACTCTGCTCTATTCCATTGATTACCAAACACATAGATATAAGGAGGACTATTAGGATCAGGTATCCAACTATAATCAAACTCATCCTTATCTATAGGTATAATCTCATGCCAGTTCTTTTTGTTAGGTGCAAGTTTTGCTACAATATCATGTACATACTTTAGTTCTGTAGCACCGGGTACTACGTACTTAATAGTAGGCATACTTTCTGCTGAGTATTGTGTGTTACCAAACACATAGATATAAGGTTCTTCAGTACTATCTGGATGCCAAGTGTAATCAAAGTCATCAATCTTTAATCCAGGCATAACTTGCCAGTTCTTCTTGTTAGGTAATACTTTAACCTTACTAATATCTAGGTACTTAACTTCAGTAGCACCTTCTACGATATACTTAGGACCACCCGTTTTTTGCCATTGCGTACCAAACTGATAGATGTAGGGCGGATCCTTAGGATGTGGGTGCCAGTTGAGTTTAAAATCAGTTAGGTCTACGTTATTAGGAATCTCCCAACGTTCAAGTTGTGGCTTAGTCTTTGCAACAGGATGATTTAGATATGCTTCACTATCTGCACCATGCATCTTATATACAGGTCCACCCTGTTGTTGATACTCAGTAGGGAACACATAGTTATATGGCTCTCCGGTATCATCTGGATGCCAACTAAAATCAAAACTATCAACATCAACATATGCAGGAATGTCCCAGTTGTCCATTGACGGCATATGTTTTGCTTTTTGTAAATCAATATACTTAAAAGCCTTTGCATTATGAACTACATAGCGAGGGCCACCCGTCTTTTGCCATTGAGTACCAAATTGATAAATGAATGGCTCTTCAGTATCATCTGGATGCCAACTAAAGTCAAAGTCTTTAACATCTAAGTTATCAGGTATCTCCCAATTCTTAATTGAAGATTTCTTTTTTGCTTTTAAAATACGTGTGTCAATATATTTGACAGGACTATTCTTATGACAACCTGGTGTAACATATCTTGGTCCACCCGTCTTTTGCCATTGAGTACCGAATTGATAGATATAAGGTTGATCTTCTACATATGGATGCCAACTAAAGTCGAAACTATCTGCATCAATATCATCTGGTACTATCCAGTTAGTTTTATCAACAGTAGCAATAGCAGTTTGATCTTCAACATACTTAACTTCAGTAGCACCAGGTACTGTGTATACTGGTCCGCCGCTTAGTGCCCACTGAGTGGGGAAGTAATAAACATACGGAGGACTTGTATCATCTGGATGCCAACTAAAATCAAATCCTGTAATATCGCAATTATTTGGAACAGTCCAATTGTCTTTAGATTCTAAACGTTTTACTTTTTGTGTATCAATGTATTTGACTTCGGTCGCTCTATATGTTACATAGCGAGGACCTCCCGTCTTTTGCCACTGAGTACCAAACTCATATATGTATGACGGGTCTTTAGGGTTAGGTTTCCAACTATAATCAAAGCCAGTATCATCAATGTTGTCTGGAATTTCCCAGTTTGTTTTATCAGGTCCTAACGTAGCAACGATATCATGCACATACTTAAATTGCTTTGCGCCTTGCACAGTATACTCTATAGTGGGCATTATCTCAGCAGGATATTGATTATTACCGAATTGATAGATATATGCTTCTTCAGTATCATCTGGGTGCCAACTATAATCAAAATCAATAACGTTTAAGTTATCTAATACAACCCAGTTATCCATGCATGGTTTACGCTTTGCTTTTAAGATACGTGTATCAATATACTTTACAGGACTGTTTTTATGACAGCCTGGGGTTATATAACGCGGGCCACCAGTCTTTTGCCATTGTGTGCCAAACACATAGATATACGGTTGATCTTCTACATATGGATGCCAACTGAAATCGAATGTTGTATCGTCAATTAGATTAGTATCATATTCCCAGTTTGTTTTATCAGGCAACATCTTAGCAACCTGATCATCAATATACTTAACTTCTGTGGCGCCCGGTACTGCATAAATCGGTCCACCACTAGTTGCCCACTGAGTAGCAAAGTGATATGTATATGCAGGACTTGTCGCATCTGGGTGCCAACTGAAGTCAAAGTTTGTAACGTCTACATTCTTAGGTATAATCCAATTGGCCTTGCTAGGCAACTTCTTTACTTTAAATGTATCAACATATTTTGTTTGTGTTGCGCCAGGCACAACATATTTTGGTCCACCTGTTTTTTGCCATTGTGTACCAAACTCATAGATATATGCAGGGTCTGCTGGGCTAGGTTCCCAACTAAAGTCAAATCCCTTAACATCAACATCACTAGGTATAATCCAGTTGTCCATGCAGTGTTTGCGTATAGCACGTTCACTCATATACTTGTATTCTGTTGCACCTTCGACAACATACTGTACACTTACTTTATCTTCTGGCTTATTCCATTGATTTCCCCACGCATAGATATATGGTGGGCTAGTTGGATTAGGTCTCCAACTATAATCTAACCCATCACTATCTTCTAAGAATTCAAATAGTTTTTTATTTGGTTTTAATGTAGGCTTAGTCCAATGATTGATATATTTCTTTTCAGTTGCGCCCTCCATTCTATATTCAATGGTTGGCATAATTGTGCCGTCATATAATTCATTACCAAATACATAAATTAATGCAGGCTCACGTGGGTCTGGGCGCCAACTAAAGTCAAATGTTGACTTAACTACTTCTTCAAGTATTGTCCAACGGTCCCACTGTGGTAATACATCAACACGTTCTAGCATGTATTTGACTTGTGTTGCATCTGGCATACGATACTCTAACGTAGGTATCATTTCGGCATCTTCAAACTTATTACCCCATACATAATTAAACGCTGGTTCACGTGGGTCTGGTCTCCAACTGAAATCGAAACCATTCTCTTCACTACGTAACTTATCAACAGGGGTATGTTCTATCCAACGGTCCAATTGGGGTAGTACTTCTACACATTCAGGCATATATTTGCGCTCAGTTGCGCCGGGTACGATATACTCTAGTGTAGGTTTAATCTCTGCTGGTTCGTATTTGTTCCCCCAAGTATAGATATATGCTGGCTCACGTGGGTCTGGTCTCCAACTAAAATCAAAACCATTTTTACTGCTTTTCTTTTTATCAACTGGGGTATTTTCTATCCAACGGTCCCATTGAGGTTGAACCTCTAATCTTTCAGACATGTATTTTATATCGGTTGCATTAGGCATTCGATACTCTAATGTGGGTTTTATCTCAGCATCTTCAAATTTGTTACCCCATACATAGTTAAACGCAGGTTCACGTGGGTCTGGTCTCCAACTAAAATCGAAACCATTCTCTTCACTACGTAACTTATCTACGGGTACGTGTTCTATCCAGCGATTCCACTGTGGCAATACTTCTACCTGTTCAGTCATATACTTGACCTCTGTTGCAGAAGGCATACGATATTCTAACGTTGGAGTAATTTCTGCCGGTTCATATTTGTTTCCCCAAGTATAGATATATGCAGGCTCACGTGGATCAGGTCTCCAACTGAAATCAAAACCATTCTTACTGCTTTTCTTTTTATCAACTGGTGTTATTTCTACCCAGCGATCCCACTGTGGTAACACGGCAACATCATTACCCATGTACTTGCGCTCAGTTGCGCCCAAAACATGATATTCTAATGTTGGTTTAATTTCTGCTGGTTCGTATTTGTTGCCCCAAGTATAGATATACGGAGGTTCTCTTGGGTCAGGGCGCCATGTAAAATCAAACTTATCTTTGTCAACTGTTTCGTCTAGTATAGTCCAGCGTTCTGTTTGCGGTAATACGTCTACACATTCACTCATGTATTTTACATCAGTGGCATTTGGCATGCGATATTCTAATGTGGGTTTAATTTCTGCTGGCTCATACTTGTTACCCCATACATAGTTGTACGCCGGCTCACGTGGATCAGGTCTCCAACTGAAATCAAATTTAGTTTTATCAACTGCTACATGTTCTACCCAACGTTCATATTGAGGCAGTACTGGTACAGGGTCAGTCATATATTTGACTTGAGTTGCACCTGGCATACTATATTCTAATGTGGGTTTGATTTCACCCGGTTCATATTTGTTGCCCCATACGTAGTTAAATGCAGGTTCACGTGGGTCAGGTCTCCAACTCAAATCAAACTTAGATTCATCTATCTTAACATGTTGTGTCCAGCGTTCGTATTGCGGTAATACAACAAGTTTTTCAGGCATATACTTTTTATCAGTGGCGCCCGGTGTATGATATTCTAGTGTAGATTCTAATGTAGGGTCTATATGAGGATTGCCCCAAACATAAATGTATAGAGGATCCATTGGATCAGGTCTCCATGACATGTCAAACTTGTTCCTGTCAATCTTATGATTTTCTACCCAACGTTCATGTTGTGGTAGTAACTCAACAATAGTATCCATGTACTTAACATCCGTTGCCCCCGATACACGATACTCTAATACAGTTTGAAACTGTGCTGGGTAAAACTTACTACCCCACTTATAGATATAAGGAGGGTCAGTAGGGTCAGGATGCCAACCAAAATCGAATTTAGTTTCGTCAATTAAATCATGTAATACCCAGTTATCATTCTTTTCGTTTTTACGTTTTAATGGTTGTACATCATTTCTGTATATTGTGATATCACTTTTTTGTTTAGCACATAACCATGTGCCGCTATCTTTTTGATAAACACTGGGCCATACATTATTATGATCTTCAGCCCATACATCTTCATCAGGTAAAAACTCAAAGTCAAAGTCCCAATCAAAGTTTTTGTAATCGCAGAATTCATTGATTATCCAAAAGTCTTTGGTTGTGGCTTGCTTTCTTGCATCATCTAATGATTTAGCAAGTCTTTCTCTGGGATGTGCGTTTGGCTTTTTTCCAAAGTAAAAAACATCTCTTAGCATATTACGAAATAACTCTCAAATTATATAATTTTTCAAATCTATCAGCATCAAATCTATCATTAACCATAGGTTCTCCGCGGATATTTAAACTAGTGTTAAGTAGCATAGGACAACCTGTTTTAGCATACCAGGCTTCTAATAACTTTCGTATTCCCGTGCCGTCTCTTTGTACAGTTTGTACACGACTGGTGCCATCATAATGAACGATAGCAGGGAATAAGTCAACATGCCTGCAACGAGCGATGACCTGCATATACCTACTGTCATTCCAGCCGCGAGGCATATCAAAATAATCATGGACATGTTCTTCAAGTATAACAGGAGCAAACGGTCTAAATTTTTGTCTGCGTTTAATTTCATTTACTTTATCCTTAATTTCAGAACCGCGCGGATCGGCTAATAAACTGCGATTGCCTAAAGCACGTGGTCCAAACTCTGCTCTACCATTAGCAACGCCTACCATTTTATTTGTTTCTAATTCTTGTATTACTGCTTCTACAGGATAATCACCGTCTATATTATGTCCTAAGAAGGCATCATGCCATATAAGTTTTTTGCCATATCCCAATGCGGCTGCGCCTAAACTATTACCTGCATCTCCTGGGTTAGGCATGATCCACATCTTCTCAAAGAAGTTACCTAACAATCTATTTGCAAGACAGTTAAGTGCAACACCGCCACCATATACAAGGTTACGGCTCTTACCCATCATACGTGCTTTACTCATTACTACTTGAATCAAATCTTCAGTAAGAGCCTGTGCGCTTGCGGCTATGTCCATGTTGTCTGCTTCACCAAAGAACTTATCTTCTATACCTATGTGCAGGTTACGCTTGAATGTCATAGCAGTTCTATCTTCTAAGAACTCGCTTTCAATTTTGTTATAGTATTTTACTTTACCGTATGCAGCCATACCCATAAGAATATATTCTTCATCCATTGGCTTTAATCCAACATAATCGGTCAATGCACTGTACATGAGTCCTATACTGTTGGGGTATTGTCTACTCCAAAGTTTTTTGTACTGCGCTATACCATTGTCATCATACCAAGCGTCCCAAATTGTAATACAATCTAGTTCTCCAATAGCATCGATAACAACTACTGTAGCGTTATCAAAAGGACTTGTTTGAAATCCTGCTGCCGCATGCGTCATATGATGTATATGTGTTTTGACTTTTCTATTACCAAACTCTTCCATTACTGCAGGTCCTATGATACTACTCATAAAGAAAGGACCTAATCGTTGTCCTGCACGTAATTGACGCAATGCCTTAAGCCATGGTTTTTCGTAATAGTGTAACTGATAATCATCTGTGATGTGGCGTAGGGCATCCCTTGCGATATCACCGCACAGGTCTTTATCATGTTTATATTTGCTGTAGCGTTCGCTATGACCAGCAAATAGTATTTCTCCGTTATTTCCTATGACACTTAATCCAGCGTCATGGAAACCGCAACTTATTCCTATGTGATTCATTTGTAAATAAATGGGTCTCTTTTACGTAATTCTTTTAAACGTTTTCTATACTTATATTCTCTAATAAGAGTTTTAATCCATCTTATAAGCATTTGTTTTCTCCTATAAATTCACACAGTTCTTTGGCATAGAGTTGGTGTGGTTCTTCTCCATGATGCCAGTATTTTGCTTTTGAGTTAGTATAGCCTAAATTTCTAAACTTCCAAAAGAATGCCGCATCATTGTTATGCATGTTATAATACCTATTAGAATCTACCATAGACAGTAGGTCTTTATTGTGTTTGTTATTGCTAGTAAACATATGCATAGCGTTACACATGATATACTTAACATTCAACGCCTGTAATCTATATTGTATCAATAATACATTGTTTATGCATTGTAGTTCTAACAGATTGGAATTATTAGCCATAAATTCTTGATAGTACGGGAACAATGCTTTTTCTTCTGCATCACCACCTTCCCAACCAAAGTTTATTCTAAAATACATGTTAGAAGTTTCATCAAACCAATCTGCGGCTTTACTAGAAATATTATATAAAAAGTTTCTATTTGACGGAACTTCTATTCTAGTACTCTCTGTCCATGACACTAACACAAAAAGTTCCATCTTAGATGGGTCATAGTGTTTTTCAATCCACTTCAATATGCTTCTTGTGATACCACTATTGGTCATCCCATTTTGTGCTATGTTGATTGGTCTATATCCGTAATTAAAGGCAACTAGATTCCCAAAAGAATGTTGCCTATTATATACGCTATCTTCTAAGCCATTTATTTCGGATCCGGCTGCATGGCTACATCCGGCGATTAGCATTATTTTTTCCATTGTTTCCCAGTGTGACTTTCTTATTTATAGTCACTCAAATTGACGGAAATTTATACTGGGAATTGTGGCTTACTAATTTTGCGAGTTATGCTAGTGATTGGCACCGATTGTACATTAGGTTGTGCTTGTTTAGCAAAGTCCAATGCACTCATTGCTTCTTTCTCTGGAATCGCTTCACGTTTGACGTTAGAAACATCTACTCTATAATCTTCTAAATTACTCCAGTCACCGTCACCAACATAATGATATTCAAATGAAAAGTCCACGCTAGCGTTGAGTTCTGCTTCTTCACGTAGTAAGTCGCTGAAGTCTTGACCGCTACGCCCTTCGTCTACACTCCAAGTTGGCTTTGCAATCTTTCTAGCACGTTTAGCAGTATTACTTTGCAAACGTGAGTAATCTTGTGCGTAGAACGGACCTTTACGACCTTCTGGTGGAGGAAGTCTATCATCATATGGGTTATCTATTTGGTCAAACTTATACTTAAAGTCTGCATGCCATTGACCTGCATCATTGATTCTAAAGTTAAATGTTGCAGTATACATACCAGGACCATATTGACTACCAAATTCTTTTAAGTCTAGTTCAGGACTAAACTTAACTTGTGCTATATAACCGCCTCTTGCTCTCCAAAGATTTCTAAAGAAGGGCCACATTTCGTTTACTAATGTGTCAGCGAAGGGATTGATGTTTGGCTTGATGATATTATAATCAAACTTTTCATATTCAATATCACGCATTGTACTTGGGTTATCAAGTATGATATGATAATGATCCTTTTCTAATGCTGTGCGTACAGGGTAACTGATAGGTACATCAGTGCAACCTCTAAAGAAGTCTAACCACATATGTATGCACTTCACACGTGTCATAACATGTGTGCCACCCATCTTTAAATCTTTAGTGATCCAGTGATTCTGATACTTGTGCCAACTGATATTAAACTTGTCAGGATTTTGTCCAACGATTGTTTCGGGACCTAATCCATATCCTACACCCAAACCTGCGTTATTCATGTTATTGTTTTTCATACGCCACATGAATGTCATTGTGTCGCTATAGTCTTGTAAATCTTCTGTGGGAAATCCAACGATCCAGTTAGTTGCGGCCCATATTCCAACCTTCTTGCAGTCAATGAAGTTCTGTTCCATCTCCTGAATAGTAACACCTTTGCTCATATCATCAAGTACTTTTTGACTACCTGATTCACAACCAAAGTTAAACATGATACATCCACCGTCGGCTAGGTCTTGTAGATATTCTAAATCCATGCGACCATCGCAACGAGCATAACCTGTCCAACGAACTTTTAGACCCTTTGCTTTAAGTGCTAGTGCAAATGCTCTAAGTTCTTTAACGTTACCATTGATAAGACTATCAATGAACCAAATAATATCTGTACCCTTATTATAGTACAACCATTCTACTTCTGTAACTAAGTCAACACTTTGACGTTGACGATACTTCCAAAAGTGCGTTTCTTCGCAGAATGTACACTTAGCAGTACATCCACGACTAATTTCACTATTGACTCCGTTAGGAACTTCATACTGACTAAAATCAATACTTTCATAGTCAGGCATAGGAAGACCATTAATGTTGATACGTTGATCTTCAGGCTGTGTCAATACTCTAGGTGCACCTGTATGTTCTGCTCCTGCTTCAATTTCATCAAGCATAACAAGTAGATTCTGTTCACCCTCACCAATGATAACATAGTCATAATACTTTTGAATAGGGAACCAACTCTTATGTACATTAGGTCCACCAACAGCAATCTTAATATGAGGTGCTCTGCGTTTAATCTCTTGGCACATCCACTTACTAGGCTCTTCGCTGATGTAATAGATACTAAAGCCTACTACTTGCGGATCCATAGCAATAATCTTATCCACTGCTTCGCTTAGTATAGGTTCTAGTACAGGATGAATATCATTCATGTAGGTATCACCTAACCAATGCCAACTGCTTGATGGATCCCAAAGTCTAAAAGGCAATTTCTTGTTTGGCCACCAATCATCACGGAAAGCATTATATGCTTTGACGTTTAAGTCCATGATATGAGTTTCATATCCTGCACTTTTTGCAACTCCACTAAGTCTAGCAAGACTAAAAGGAGGCATATAAGGTGACCACTCAGGACATAACACTAATACAAGTTTAGTATTACGTGTTTTATAATCTACATAAACAGGTGTTAAATTCTTTTGAAGTGTTTGTTTCGCATAAGGTGCAATAGCCTCCATCATGCTACGATGGCGTGCATCTGCTATATCTTCAGTTGGTTTCTCATGTGGTTTAAGTTCATCAACCGCAAGGTGCCTTAACGTGAAATCCAAAACTATCTCCTATTGTTTATTTAATCGGACCCTTAAAGTGCATTATAACATGCCTTGAATGTCCTGTCGAGTGTGTTTCTGGATATTCGTAAGAATTTATGTATCTTAAACCTGCTAATTTACCCAAATGTACTAAGGAATCGTAATGTAAATTCTCTATTAGGTATATATCTGCATCAGATTGTAAATGCGGAATAATATTCTCCATAAATTCTTTATGAATTGTCCAATTAGAATCAACAATTAATCTAGCAGAATTTAATGCTGCCTTAGGGTCTTGCCCTTCATCAATCATACCTTTAACTATTGAGTCAAGGTCGGGGGCGTGGGGTGGATTAGAAATTACTAAGTCCCATAATTCATGTTTAGGTATCTCGCTTATTGTTGGGCTTACATAACCTGTGACATAATGTGTTAAATTATTTCTTTTTGCATTGTCTAAACAAGTTTCAATTGCCTTAGGATGATAGTCTGAGAATACGATATGATTACATACACTCATACCTAAACTTTCAAATCCTAAAACACCAAACCCTGAACACCATTCAAATGCACGATTGTATGTGTACTTGCCTGTTCTTCTTATTGTTTCAATTAAGAAATCTTTATATTCTAATCCTCCACCATTAAACATCAATGGTGATTTTACTTTGATACCACTGTTTAACTGCCATTCTCTTTCAATTTTAGCAGAGTCAAGTAAATCTACATCTATAGGAACTAATTCTACTTTTGCGCCATTAGGTGCGGTGTGAGTAAAAACTTTAAAATCCTTTAACTCTGATACATCTGATTTCTTTCTAGTATCACCGTAATGAATGACCTTAACATTACTTTGTTTTAATTTTCTCCAAGGGTCAATTACTGTAACTTGTTTTGGGAACACTATCTGTTCTACATATTCTTCCCAATAACCAATTAGGTAAACGTTAGTCCATTCTGTTTTTAAATCATTATCACCGGTATGGATATCATAGTAATTTACTGTACCACCATGTTTCTCAACATAATGTCCAACTAACATACTAGCACTACCGTTAGTGTAGTGTACTTTAGGTTTGTATGCCTTACCAACTATCGTAACGTTCTTACCATGCTCTAAACATTTTAGTGCCATGTTTTCTGCTTGAACTTCACGTGCTTTCATAATAGCGTCAAACAAATCATAGCCCAAATCTAAACGTTCTGCTAAGTATCGCAATGCAATATTATCACGTGGATGACATGCGCCTGCATCGCCCAACCCTGCTTTCATATACGCAGGACCCATAATTCTATATGTACTATTTGCTAATGCATTGGTTACTATATCAACATTGATATTACCATTACGTTCTGCAACGTCTTGTATCATATTGACTAATGCCAATTTGGTGCTGATGAATGTATTGTAGAAAATCTTAATTGATTCTGCTTCGTCCCATGTACCAACTTCATATCTAGGATTATTCTGCATAAATCCCTTGTAAAAGTCAATCAATTCTTTAGCATCGCCGGTTACTGATCCATCATCAGTTCCTATGATGACCATTTCAGGATTAGTCATATCCCATTTGATTGTCCCCATAGCAATAAGATATGGGTTGTAGATGAAACGTGCATTTGTGATACATGGTTCAAGTTGATTTCTAACTGTTCCAGGTAATACTGTACTGATTAGTACTACTAGTTGATTCTTAGTAACATGTGCGTTGACTTCGTTTAATATACCTTTAACTATTGAATAGTCAAAATCTTTATTTGGTAAATGACTAGTAGGTGTTTCACCGCCATATATAGGATCATGAGGAGTGGGTGCGGCTATAAAAATTAAATCTCTATCTTCTACCGCTTCTTTTATTGTGCCTTTCATTGGGAACATTGGGTTACGAACTTCAACGTCATACCCAATAACATCATGTCCTGCTTCGAACATAACTTCGGCACAATCTTGTCCCAATTTACCCACACCTATCATTGCTACTTTTTTCATAAATTCCTCAATTTTTAATATTTATAGGGCTCTAACAAACTCAGGTTTTTTTGTTCTCATCATTTTACTGTTGAACTCAAGTATTTTCTTAACGTTTTGTTGAAAATCATATACCTGTTTGTCTGTCATATTGGCAATTCTTTCCACCTCATCCATAACTCTTTTAAATCTTAATGCATCATCTTCAATATCATCATAAGATTCATCTATATAAGGTGAAAATGTTCTATAACCCAAATGCCTTATATCCTTTAAAAAATGGGGTGTTGTCAACATTATGAATGGATGAAATGCTTGAAAGGCTTTCCATGTCTTTTCTGTAGCAAACGTGCAAGGCTGTGTGAGTCTATCTCTAAAATTAAATTTAATAGGATCTTTACTAGTGAACATTGTCTCATTTATTAATGACACCACTGTGTCTTTATATAATTTTCTATCTGAATCATTAATAATGTATGCATTTTTTATGTCACTATCCAACGTAAGTTTCATTGGGAAAAGATGTTTATGCTTTTCCAATATGTCGGGATATCCTAAAACATTATCACCTAACATTCTACGCATTTCGAGGAAATTTGCATTAGTTAAATCAAATGGAGTTGGATTAATAGAAACATATGCTTTATCAAATATGTTTCTTTTAAACATTTCTAATACTGATGCCATACGATGTACTCTAGCAATACCATTGAAACATAGTATGCGTTTAGTTTTAGGGTTGAAATCTATTTCAAACGGTAGTAAGTTTGGTACGTTGTGTGTTTCCCAATAACTATCTGTCCACAGTGGGAACAGATGCCAATCGTTTTCCAAACAAGTATTTTTGTAAACATCTATTAATCTAGGGCAGTTAACTGCTCCTGACACAACATTGAATTGTTCAAGATTTATCTTACACTTTTTTGCCAATTCATTAAAAATTATATTAACGTTTTTTAAAAAACCATGTTGCAAACCTTCAGATTGATGGTTAAAATAAATTTTTATACGATTGTTTTTTATAAACTTCTCAAGTAAAAAATCTACAAAAACATGTGTATTATTGTCGGCGCTATTATTTAAGTGTCTAGTAACTACAATTATGTGATCTAATGGAACTCCGGTATGTTTAGATACCATGTATTTCATATAGATATTTTCATCTTCAATCTCTATACTCATTTTTTAGTAATCCATGATTTTCCAAAATTTCTGCGTCTAGCAAAAAATATCTGCTCACAGAATCGTTGTAACGACTGGTGTTTATCTTCGGGAAAATCAAATTCATAAACACAGGGTGTATTTAATTCTGCTATATCCTGCACATATCCTGGAATATCATGTTTAAAATTTAGTAACTTAGGATAGTTAGAACAGTCCTTATAGTCGATAAGATATGTACGTTGGAATAGCATTAGTTCTTGCAATAATGATTCTTCTATTGTGAACTCACTACGTAAAAAATCTTCAACTACATCAAAAATATGACTGTGCTTTCCTTCACTGTGTAGATTAATTGTAGTACTATGGACTAGATTCCAACCATGTATCTCCATACCTTGTATAGGAGTATGGTCAATAAGTCCATGTTTAGACCAATTACCATAGTGGTCTGCGATTCTGTCTACTTCACTCTTTAACCATTCATCTTTCTGTATGTGGTTCCAAAGTTTATCATAGAACTCTCTATATTCAATACCTTGTTGTTTATATAATACTCTACTAATATAATTTGTTATGCCGTTGATATGAAAGGTATTTTGAAACCAACTTATAAGTTGCGCTTGTGTCATTTTCTCTTTAGGTAAATCTCTAGTAGAGATTACAACTTCTACACCTTCACGTAATTCATGTTCGTTATAAGTACCAACAAGATAATCATAAACAACACGACCTTCTAACTTATATAGGCCACGTTGTGTCAAATTCATTTCAGCATTCTCAAGCAACTGTGCTTGATAAATCGTGATACCAGTATGGTTACCGCTCTTGTATAACTTAAAGAAGTTTTCTTTCCAACTCTCTAATGTCTCTCCTGGTAACCCTAATATTAATTCAGTGTAAAGAGGAATGTTATGCTCTTCACACATTTTGAATACTTCTTCAATCTTATTCATTTCAAGATTCTTACGTTTGATAATATCAAGCACATTATCATCCATTGTCTGAACTGATAAGTTTAGACCAATCTTACTTCCACCTTCGTAAATCAATTTACGAACAATTTCAACAACTTCTTGTTTTTGATTCTTTGCCCATGCAATCGTATATGCCTTTGGATTACCATATGTCTTTTGCGTTTCAATAAGTTTGTCAGCGATTAACATATCACGTTCAGGGAATATACCAAAGTTAGCATCAGTGATGCTTACAAAGTCTAACCCTTTTTTGCCTATCCATTCTAGTTCAGCATATACACGTTCAAGGTTAAACTTCTTAACTTTATTGTATGTAAGACTTCCCCAATCACAAAATGTACATGCATAGGGGCAACCACGATTTGTTTCTAAAGTTGCGTTCCAACGTATCTCAGGGTGCTTCGCCATTAACTTGTCAAATATACCTGTCAAATAAGGACTAGGTATCTTATCTAAGTCATCTATACGTGGGCTACTGCCAGTGTCTATAGTTTCACCGTTGTTATTAATTAGTAAGCCGGGGATTGATTTAAAGTCAGGCTCAGGTAATATTAGATTTTCTAATATCTTTCTAAAAGTAATTTCGCCTTCAAGTTTAACACATACATCAATAAAGGGATACTTTTTAAAGAAGTCAGGCTTCTCAATAGGATACTCAGGTCCACCTGCTATAATAAAAATATTAGGATTAGCCTTCTTTAGTTCTCTACCTAGTACTGCGCTATAACTACGATTCCAAATGTAGGTACTGAACCCTACAATATCACTATCTTTAAGTAATTCTACTGCTTCTTCTATTAAGTCTCTTCGCCATATAAAGTCACCCAACTCAAAGTTATCATTGATATGAGGAAACTGTACTACATAACTCCATAGGACAGCAGGACTATAAGGAAGATAATATGCATTAAATTCCTTAGGTCCTTGTTGGAAGTTAGGGCTAACAAAACTTATTTTCTTTTTAGACATACCCACGCAATCTTATAAATCTAGCCAACTCTTCAGCGACCACTTTGTACCCTTCTATGGTTGGATGTGCGCCTTGACAGTTGGTTAAGTATTTAGCGGGCCAATCTCTATTATAATACACTTGATGATATGCTCCCCAATCTTCGGGTTTTAATATACCATCTAATTCTACTAATTTTTGAATCATTGCAGAATAAGGTGTAGTGTCATGTAAAAAAGTATTCCAATCAAACTTGTCTGCTATATATCCTGCATGCTCACGTAAGTAATGCTTAACTCCCCTGTGCTGTTGGTTAAATCCATTTGCAACAACAACTTGAAAGTTGTGTGCTTTAGCAAAAGTTTGTAAATCTAATAATGCCATCATTTGTTCACTTGCAACAAATTGATCACTCCAAAGCATACGTTCATATGCTGCCCATAATGGTTCTTCTGCACCACCATTACCTGAGAATGGCCACATTGTACGCCATTTGTAATGTACGTACTCACCGTTGCTATATCCATCGTCTTGATTACGTTGATGCTTAGGATGCTGTTGAAAGAAGTCAAAGCGTTCAAATCCGCTTTGCATTAATACAATAAGTCCTGTACTATTATTCCAATCTATTCTATCGCAAAAGTGCAATTGGTGAACAGCGGCACGATTACCTATACCACGTGCCCCTAAATTCATAGGAGTATACTCAGGGAAATGATCCCTGCACAATACATTTACCCAACTGTTCTCATGTTCATAGTGACGCAAATGATAATCATCTACACCACGTAGTTGTACTCTACCGTTATATTCTTTCCATATTTCTTCTGGGTAGCCGCCTTCACCTTGAGTCCAACTACATCCTAATCCAATTATATACTTTTTCATTGTTTATCCGTTAGGTTAATCATGATCAGGAACATGATTGTTTATTTGCTCCTGTATCCAGTCATATGTTATTTTTAGACCGTATTCTAAATCTTCGTCGGGCGCCCAACCAACCAATGCTCTAATCATTGTGTTGTCGCTGTTGCGTCCCATAACTCCCATTGGGCCTGGTATATTTTTTATCAACACTGTCTTGTCAGCAATACGTGCGATTAGTAACACTAAATCGTTTATACTAATCATTCTTGTACTACCTAAATTAACAGGTTCTTCACAGTTACTTTCCATTATTTTCTGAATGCCAGTTATACATTCGTCAATGAATAGAAAACTACGTGTTTGAATACCTGGTCCCCAAACTTCTACTATACCACCTTCATCACACATTGCTACCTTACGACATAAGGCAGCAGGCGCTTTTTCTTTACCATTGTTCCAACTACCTTTAGGACCATATATGTTATGAAAACGTGCTATGCGTACACGTAAGCCATAATTTTTAGCATACGTCATGTATAGGCGTTCACTAAACAATTTTTCCCAACCATATTCGCTATCTGGATTAGCAGGATATGCACTTTCTTCAGTACATAGTGGATTGTCAGGATCCTCTTGATTATGTGAGGGGTACATACATGCACTAGAACTATAGAAAACATTCTTAACCTTTTTTGCTACCATTTCGTGCAATATGTTAAGGTTAATTTGACAACTGTTGTGCATTATATCAGCGTCATGCTCGCCTGTAAAGATATAGCCGGCGCCGCCCATATCAGCGGCTAGTTGATAAATTTCATCTATGTCACTGGTAATTAATTTGCGTACATTTTCTTGTTCACGCAAGTCCATAATGTGAAACTCATCGGCTACAGTTTTTTCATACAATGGATGTTTTAGATCCGCGCCAATAATATAATGGCCCTGCTCTTTGAATGTTTTTACTAAATGTGATCCAATGAATCCACCAGCACCGCAAATTAAAATCTTTTTCATTTATCAGCATTTCTCCTAAGGTTACTTCTTACGATCTCCGTTATTTTTCTCACAGCAATTTCACTAGTGGGTCTCTTAAGAATTTCATAATTATGTTCTATAATAGGCTTTGCTTGCCTTCTAAAGTCTCTAATCTGATCTTGATTCCAACTACCAATCAATTGACAAACTGTTGCTATGCGTTGCATTCGCATGTTTGGATCTTCGATATCATCGTAATCTTCTGGCCAAAACTGATTGAAAGTTTTGAATCCCATTTCTCTTAATGATTTCAATGCACCGGGTACGCCCACTATAATAAAAGGATGCTTTTCTTTTAATGGCTTAAACGATTTCTCTGTTAGTGTTACTTCAGGAAGATCCCAATTAGTTTCAGTAACAATACTTACTAGACTGTTATGATAGTAAGGTCTAGTTTGACTATCTAAATCTTCGCACATTGCATTAATGTTTGTTGCACCATCAATTACTAATGGCAACTTAGCATTAAAATCATCAATGTCTTGAGGTGTTATACCTAAATAAGAAACAGTAGTATGATGAAATGAATCTCTAAAAATTGCATCTTGTTTCTCAGGATCACGTAAGTTAAAACTTATATAACTTCTATCTACTAACCCTGCTTTAAACAATGCCAAACTAAGTTGTGTTCTATGTGTTCTGAATCTACGATTCCACATTAAGAATAACTTTTCAGGAACAAAATTTTCATCGTAAGGTGGTTCTGATACTGATCCATTTTCAATGTTAGTAGCAAATATTTGCTGACTTGATGGATAAGAAATTACTCTCATACGATTCAATGGATCGTTAGGAACTCTAAATTTTTGGCAGTAGCGTTCATATAAATGATTAGCATTCATACATCCTGTCATATAAATTATTTTATTAAGTGGTAAACCACAACTGTCTCTAAAATAACTTGTAATAGAACGTATATCATTGTCTGACATGAATGCTTCAACACTCAAATCTACTAATATATACCCATTTGAATTTCTTACTAAATGACGTAAGTGATAAGGCATATGTGAGAATTCTAACAATCCTGTGCCACCTACAAAGTAACGTTCAAATGGAATTCTCCAAGCCAATGAGAATGGAAATACAAAAGGACGCTCATCATCTATTTCAATAGATTGTGCAGGATATAATTCATATGAATGTTTGCGGTGTCTAAACAATCTATTCCATAGATCATCTGCCCACCAATGTCTAGAAGTTGTTTGACCACCTTCTGCAACTTGTGCGAAACTCAACACATGTGGGAGTTCTGTGTTCCATATAGGACCGCGAGGACCAATCCAACTGTAAACTACTTTGATTCTCTCTTTTTCTAAGTCTGTCATGATTTTTATTTATCTAGTGTAAATTTTGGTATGATGATATCAGTTCCACACATGCACATTTCTTTTTTACATGTGATTTGCTTAGGACCTACTCTGCTGATATCATCTAGTATATGCCCTACATGTCCACCTAACCCACAACTGGCTAGACTAACATCGCCCACTGTATTAATAAAGATACAGTCACCTACGTTACAACGCCAACCACTAAAGAAGTTTTGTCCGTTAACAATTAAATCGTTAGCGTTACAGACTGTAGTAGATTGGTCTTGATATCTATTATAACTTACTGTATACTCTGTGCGTTTACCGGGCTTGTCTTTAGTAAACTGCATTTCAATATTGTGCGTCTTAAAAAATTCTGTTTTTGCAGGATCCTTATATTGCCACGGACCAGTAACGTGATTCAACTCATCGTATAATGGAGTCCATTCAATAAAGTAATTAGGCATTACAGTCTTTAGATGTTCTGCAAAGTCTACAACTTCCCAAAAACGTTCTTCATGCATGAGCATCTTTGTACTGAGATAGTTTACACGTTCGCATAAGAAAATGCTATTCTCTTCATAACGTTTCTTATCAGCAAACTCTACGTGAAAACTAGCAACAATATCATCAAACAAATGATGGTGTTTTTCCCACCATGCTAGTGGACGACTTAAGTTAGTATTGACTGCTAATGTAGATTGGGGAAGGGCTTCATGTATCCATTCACAGATAGGTATGAAGTTGCGCCAAGCAGTAGGTTCACCGCCACTAAAGAAAAACTTAAAGTGTTTGTATCCTGCTTTCTTATAACGACCAACAATCGTTTCTAAGTTAGCAAGATATTTGTCTAAGTTTCCATTATTAGGATTTTCACCGCCCCAATTACCAGGGTTGCAGTAACTACAGCGAAAGTTACAATAGTTATTAACTTGCCAAGTTACTGCAATATATGGTTCGGGAGCAAAGATTTCTATTAACTTGCTGCCCACTCATACACCTCTTTAATTTCTGGAACAAGGTCTTCAAACTTTTCATCACGGAACTGATCTAATTCATCATTGAATTGTTTAAATTCTAATATACCACCCTTGTTCTCATCTCCAACACTAAGATTATAAATGATCATTTTGAAACCATTATAGATATCAATGTTGTCTTTATACCTTTCTTGATATACACGATACAATTCGACTAGTCTACGCTTAACGTGCTTAGGTAATATCATGATATTAGCATACCATGGGTTAGTAGCAAGATTGAATCTTGGGCTACTCTTAGTATCGATAAAGCCGTTATCAACCATGTAATCAAAAAAGTCAGGAAAATCAAAGACGTTCCAGATGGAAATTGTTGGAGTGATCTGAAACTGAGCATGAGGTACTTGCTCTTTTACTTCTTTGATATTCCTGACGATCCTATCCCAATCGGTGCCTTTTCTAATGCACTCTGCAACTTCACCATGAGCATCTAAACTAGCCCATATTTTAAGTTGTGGGAACTTTTTCCAATAAGCAATCAAGTCAACATCTTTCTTATATTTCAAACTACTAAAGTTTGTTGTATAAGTTAATTCAACTTGGTCGCACAAATCGTTCTCTACCCAATAATCTAAACACTCATAGTGTTCAGGGGTAATGATAATTTCGCCACCTGCGAAATAAACTTCTGTTACGTCACGTAAGTATGGCTTTAGTTTAGCCATAAACTGTTGGTCTTCGTTGTTGTTAATAACAATCTTTTGATTAGGGAAATACTTCTTAAACATCTCTTCCCCACGATTGTCCATAAACTCTTGCGCCCACTGACTTGAGCAACTAGGTCCACAACTGCGACATTTCATGTTACATAGATTACTGAAACGTATGTCCATGTACTTCATCTCAAACTCTTTGAGACTGCCATCATCGTTAGTATTGTCAACGATATAATCTACATAATCTAGACCCTTGCGCTTATTGTGACTTTGACGCATAGTCCAAGTACCCATAAGTTCTAAGTCATAGCAACGTTTGCATGCCTCAACATACTCATCGTTCATCATAGCCAAACGCATCTTTTTGTATTCTTCACTATTCATCATCTGAATAATTGATTCGTCTGATTTGATTTCTCCGACAGGCATGTTACTGTCTGCTACACAGCAGGGCAATACACGCTTATCTGGCCATGCATGAAAATGCACCCAGGGCAATACACAAAAATGTTTGCCATTTTCTACTAGATTTTTTACAACTTCCTTTTCCATTGTCACTCCAACAAGTCTTGTAATTTATTTAATTCGGGGAACACTTCCCAGAAGTTTTCTTCACGTATTCTATCGATTGAACCGGTATGCATTAAGAAACTTTCACGCACCTCGCTCCATTGATCCCTATCACTAGCAAAGTTTACTGCATCACGCACTAGTCGTGACAGGCTAGTTCCATCACCGTCATTATTATCAGCCCATTTCAATGCACTTTCGGCAGCAGGGCCCTTTAATTCTTTAGGTAATGACTTAGCGCAATAATAAGAAGGATGAACAGCCAAGTACAATGAATGATACCAATCTTCTCTACGAACGATATTTTTCTCTTTAAGGTACTGATAAAATTCTCCTATTGTAGGGTAGTTAAAAATACTAAACACAGTATTCATTTGGAAACTGATATAGTCAAGTTCTCTAAAAGTAAGCAAGTTACTTTCTACTTTACCCCAATCAGTTCCCTTACGCAACCATTCAGCACGTTCACCGTAATGGTCAATACTGCAACTTAGTTCAATCTTTTTAAAATGCTTCCATAAGTCTAATATGTCATGCTTTTTGTATTTGATATTGCTTGCGTTTGTATTATATCGCAATGTGATATCAGTTCTACCCAAACGAATCATCTCTTCAAGCATTGTGTAATGTTCATCAGTGATGAGTGGCTCGCCTCCTGCAAAGTAGGCTAGATCAATGTGTTCAATATGTGTTAATACTTCTTCCAATACTTTGCCATTGCCATCATCTACGTGAATGACAACAGGATGTTTTGGATCAAAGTTCTTTTGCATTTCAGCACCCCATTGACTGCTGAACTCGCTACCACATGTGCGACATTTGAAGTTACAGATATTACTAAAGCGAATATCAAAGTAACGCATTTTAAATTCGTCTACTGTTCCATCTTCTTTAGTAGTTGGAACAACTTCGTCAAAGTACTTTGCAAAATGCTCTTTGCTGTAGTTTCTAAAACTATGCGGGCCCGCTTCTTCGTGCTTGTAACAGAAATCGCAAATATTATTCTTACGTTCGTTTAGCATATCTAAACGTAATTCTTTCATCTTTGGACTGTTAAAGATTTGCTTTAGTGTATGCTCTTTAGTATTACCAACTGGTTTAGTATAGTCATTACTACAGCAAGGGTATACATCTCCCTTAGGAGTAGCATTCAAATGCACCCAAGGAAACATGCAAAATGTTTTACTTTCGTTTAATAAGAAGTCTTTGTTCATATAATTAATAATGCCAATTCAGGAAATACCTTAAGCAAATCTTCACCTCGTAATCTATCACGTAACCAACTATACTTGATAAAGTCATATTTGTTTTCTTCCCAAGTATGTGCGCTGTTTGCAAAGTTGATAGCATAACGAACCTGTTTGGTTATCAATTCAAACTGCTTCCAGTTGTCACAAAACTGTTCTATGTTTGGTTGCATACCCTCTTTCAATGACTGAGGTAATGTAGTTGCACAATAGAAACTAGGATTGGCTGTTAAACAAAGATAGTGATTTGTATCTTCTTTAAATATGATATTCTTTTGTATCAGATAGTTATAGAAGTCATGTATAGTTAAGTAGTTAAACACACTTAGTACGGTGCTTACACTAAACAATACCTGACGCATTTTTCTAAATTGCAGTAAGTTGCTTTCTACTACACCCCAATCAGTACCATGACGTATAAGTTCGGCACGTTCACCAAAATGATCTATGCTACATGCTACTTCGATGTGACTAAACTTATTCCATAAGTCAATTAAGTTTCTGCCTTTGAAATGTATATTACTAGCGTTGGTATTATAACGTAACTTGATATCTGTTCTACCACGTTTAATTATTTCTTCTAGTATAATATAATGTTCATCAGTAATCAGTGGCTCGCCACCCGCAAAGTAAACCATGTCAGCATGATCCAAATGCTCTAATACTTCTTCAAGCACCTTACCCTTACCATCATCAACGTGTAACACGATAAAGTCATGCTTACCTAACTTACGTTCTTCGGCTGCAAACTGACTGCTACACTCACTACCACACGTGCGGCATGCAAAGTTGCAGATATTACTAAAACGTATGTCAATCATACGCATTTTGAATTCATCTACTGATCCATCACTCCATGTCTGTGTAACAACATCATCAAAGTACTTGCCAAATATATCTTTGCTATAATTTCTATAACTATTTGGAGAGTTCTCTTCCATCTTATAGCAACCATTACACATTTCGTTAGGCGTGTCACTCAACATATCCAGTCGTAGTTTTTTAGTTTGCTCAGAGTTGAATATTTCTTTTAATGTTTTTTCTTTTGCATTACCCAACTTTTGTGTCTGTGTCGTTGTGCAACAAGGATATACATCTCCACGTGGGCTTGCATATAAATGCATCCAAGGGAACATGCAAAATGTTTTACTTTCTTTTAAGTAGTAATCTTTATCTTTTATACCGGCCATAATTTTACTCTATCTGGTCTTAATAGATTACCTATCTCAGGAAATACCTTAGTGAAATCTTCACTTCTAATTCTATCCAAACGTGACACCTCTTCTCTAAATTTAGCCTTTTGTGCATCCCATGTATTTTGTGAGAACACCCACTGAGTAGTATCTGACAATTGTTTAATCTTATCTTGACCAAACCCATGTGAATGCATGTATTGAATTGCTTGTTGCATGCTTACATTGCCACGTTCTTTATAGTCAGGTGGCAATATGTGACATGTTAAATGCTCAGGGGTAGACATGTTATATACAGTGTAAATGCTATCCTTTGCTGAATACAATTTTTTATCTATCAAATACTTGTAGAAATCAAATATTGTAAGATAGTTGAATACACTTAATACCGTGTTAATCTGAATTGTAATAAAGTTTTGTTTCTTAGCGTTTAAGAAATTAGTTTCTACTACGCCCCAATCAGTGCCGTGTCTGATATATTCTGCACGTTCACCAACATGGTCGATGCTAGCATAGATGTTTACACCACTCTTAAAGTTTTTCCATAATGACAATAAATCCTTATCTTTAAACTTCAAGTTACTCATATTGGTATTGTAACGCAACTTAATATTAGTGCGTTTACGTTTAATCATTTCTTCTAATAAGATGTAATGTTCTTCTGTTATTAATGGTTCACCGCCTGCAAAGTATGCAGTTTCCATATGATCAATCTGTTCAATAACATCATTCAAAAATGCTTTGTTATCATTTTTAGGGTGAACTTTAGCATACCATACATTATTCTTTAAATCTTCTTGTTCCCACTGAGTGCTGAATGCTGACCCGCATGTACGACATTTGAAATTACAAATGTTACTGAATCGTATATCAAAGTAACGCATCTTAAACTCAGACAATGAACCATCATCTAAGTTTGTAGTTTCAATGGCTTCCTCAAAATAATTACCCATTTCGTCATTAATCATTTGACGGAAACTTTTGATACCCTGCTCTTCGTGCTTATGGCATTTGTTGCATTCGTTATTCTTTACACCCTTTAACATGTCCAATCGTAATTGATTCATCTTTGGACTGTTGACTAACTCCATCAAACCCTGTTTCTTAGCATCGCCAACACCATCCTCAGTAGCACAACTCTCAGCGATACAGCAAGGAGCGGCAATACCCGTAGGTGTCGTATGTAAGTGCGTCCAAGGCACTATGCAAAAAGTGTCGCTCTTTTCTAGTAGCAACCTTCTTAAGAAAGTGGGTTTGTCCTGTTTGTTTCCTGACATAATCTATAAAAATCCATCATTTCGGGGAACACAGAAAGCATATCTGTTTCTCTACGGTCATCTAACTCGTTGAACCAGTTATAGAAATCTCTGCGTCCTTCTATTAATTTATCTTCGCTGTAATGTGTTTCAGCCATGTAATCTACTACACGTTTGAACTTTTCATATTCAATTGTAGTAAATGCGTCAGGACGTGAGTCATCGGTGTTTTCTTCCATAAACTTCAATGACTCATACATGTATGGCATAAACTGCTCTTTGGGAAGTATATTCATATCATACTGAATAGGCTCACGCAAGTATGGTGTATCAAAGCGTACACGATGTTTATCGTTTGGTTTATCATCATACCAACCATAATTCTTACGCCACTCTAAGAACTTCTCTAACAAACTCTTAAATGTTGTAACACTGAATATATTAAACGTAATCATAAACGTAACTGGGCTGTTAGTACCCTGTAAATATGTATGGAAGTTCTTTTCCCACAATGTCAAATCTAATCCAGTACGTATATATTCAGCACGTTCGCCCCATGTATCCATACTAGTGAACATTTTGAAACTACGAATCTTGCCTTCATCTGTGAGTTTCTTTACCTTTTCAGCAAGACGTTCATACAATACAGTCTTTGTTCCAAAGTTACTATTGATGTTTAGTTCTAACCATGGCATAGGATCCTGATCAATCTGTTCTAGCAGTCTCCATGTGCTACTATGTAATGTAGGTTCGCCACCTGTTACACGTAAGATATTCAATGTCTTACGCATCTCTGGCCACCACTCCCAAAACGCATCTACATATGGATTATCATCTTCACGTTGATATAACTTCATCCAATCAACATCACAACGGTGATTCTTTACGCTGGTTACAGGACCAAACTTCTCAATTTCTTTGTAGAAACTTGTGCTATACTTTGGATGACAGTATCCACACTTGAAGTTACATTCATTACCAAAGTTAATTTCAATGTACTCTGGATTAATGTTTTGATCCCACGGTCCCTTTGCTGTCTGTTCAAAACGTTCTTCAGTAAAGATACTAGCGTTACGTATATGACGGTCGCTAATATAGTCAGGACCCATTGCTTCAATGTTCCAGCAATACTGACAACCTTCGGGCTTCTTGCCCTCAAGCATCATCTGACGTTCTATTTTCTTTTCTTGTGTATTGTGTAACGCCGATGGGTTATCTGCCAACTCACTTAATGGAATCTTGTGTGGACGGGGATGATAACAACTATGTGTCTCACCTGATTGCAAGTACATAGTAACGTGATGCCATTTTGCTAAACAAAATGTTGAACCTGCTTCACGCTCTACTACGACCTTAATGTCTTTAATTCTATTTGTTTCGTATGACATTACCAGCCTTCTATTCTGCGAATAACTTCCATTTCAGTGATCAATGGTCCCAAGTTATGTTTGTCACTATTATAATGACGTTTAAAGAATTTACTTTGGTCACTATCTAATGCACACATCGGCAAGCCTAATTTATTTTTTAAATCTATACCATATGCCTCTGATAATTCTAACGGATCTTCATTTTTAATTTTATCCCACATTTCAATATAGTTGTCAAACCATTGTACATTAGCATGATTCCAGTCAGTAAGCATTGTCATATGTGTCCCCATACGGGCTCCCATTATAGCCCACTCACCATTTTCTACATCCATGCCGACATTCTGCCAAATAGTTAAGTTGTTGAGATTTCTGCTTGCCACAGTTTCTTTGAATTCTTCTACTGTTGGTACAGCACCTTTGTTTAGGCACATCTTAACACCTTCTCTAAATCCAGCACGCCAGGCTTGAAAGGGTGTGTAGTTAGGATGTGTCGTTGAGTAGCAATCATACATAGCCCAATACAAATTGTCTTTACTATCTAAACAAAAATCGGCGATACGTGTTATATCACCTTCTTTTTGATTTTCATGTGTTTTCATATTAGCAACATAAGTCTTTGTCCAAGAACTCATGCCGCCGTTGCCATAACGTAATCCATTAATGGCGTTGACTGCCTTCCAACGAAACTGTGCTATTTTGTATTTAGGATCCTTACCAGTAAAGTCTAATTGAATGTTAAAGAATTCTTCATCAGGCATGTTGTCGCCATCGATAAGAATGAATCGTTCAGTATCACTTGCTTCGCCGGCGGCTTTATGGGCAGCATCGCTACCTTTAACACCGTCAACACGTTTAGCCCAAGGAACCATGTTCTTAATCTTGAGCCAAAATTCTTCTTTTTGTGGCTCATCATAACTTAGGTATACGCAGTCTAAATCTGCAACGTCAACAATATCATCCGAGTTCATATGTGTTTAATTTCCACTTTTGTTTTTTAATTTTGTCTTTCTTTTCTACAACTATACTAACATCTTCTAATGCACAATCACGCCCTTCTTTATTGTCGGGCATCAACTTAGATATAATTGCATTAGGTTGAACAGTTGAGATTTTACCATCTATAACTCTAACATCAGGTCTTGCAGCCGCAAATGTCATTGCGTCAATCAGAATGTAGGTGCCTTCTAACTTTTCTGATGTATAGGTGATCACTCTACCAGCATCGTCATAATATAAACGAAACTCTGGTGGAACGATTTTGGGTGCTTCCCAAATTATAATGTAATCTTCTTTAGTATCACTCATTTTAACACCATTAGTTTATCAGAAAAATTCTTGATTTGATAGTGAAATGGATATTGTTGCGGTACTGTATTAACTCGTAGTGTGTGCGGTAATATCTCATAGACTAGTGTATCAGTCCAATTTTCTGTTGGCATGCCATTGATACATTGTTTCATATGAACCATGCTCATCGCTTCAAAATTAGGCAATGTTGTATTTTCTTTGCCTAGTATATGTGACGCTATAGCGTATGCCCAGTCAGTTGTCACTGGCTCATCGGCATTACACTTTAATATATTAATATAATATTTCCAATTTTCAAATACATCTTTGACAATAGCAAAAAATTTCTCTGCTAATTCTGATTTTTTAAAGTATGTAATAGCATTGTAGCAATTCGGTAATCCATTATCATCTATAAACTTTCTGTAAGCACGTATATCAGATATTTCTTGTTTAAAGTTTCTGATGGTAGTAGAAATTACAAGGTCTCTAATTGATAATGCATCCCACCAATAATCTATTGATGTTGGAATAAACAAGTCTGCTTCTAATTTAATTGTGTATTCATATGGACTTGCTTCATATACTTGCCAGTCGTTGACTAGTTTCCAATCACTATTGGGCGCTAAGTCTCCATATGGTAATTTAACTACGTTATCAAATGTTTTTGACTTTACTTTTTCATCTGTGATTAACGTAACGTGACTATTTGGCATAGTTCGCTTAATGCTACGTCCTAAAACTTCTGCACATTGTACATAGTCAACTTTATTAGTGTTCTGCGCTAAGATTACAAATCCTTTATTCACGAATTAACTCCACAAAATTATCTTTATTCATTACGTGAAAATCGCAATCTTTAATAATTGCATATTCTTTACGAATTTTACCACGTTGCCAGTTATCAAACATTACTATAAATTCTGTATTGTATGGATCATCACTATTTCTATATACAGTGGTATTCTTACCTACATGTATTAAGTCCCAGGGTATTATATCATTTGACGCAACACTATGTCCATTTGCTATGCGTAATGCAAGTGTAAGTGCGTAATCGTTTCTATACACGCCTGCTACAAAACTATGAATGTCAGCGTAATGACTATAATTTTCCTGTATCATTTTCAAACATTCAAAAATTTGTTTAGCACGTTCTGTTTTTCTGAACATGACTACTGTAGCCCAAAGAGTTTTAAAACTATATGAACTCAATACTTCTTGTGCGGCGCCAGGATGCATTAAGAAACTAGTATTGTCGTGACAGCAAAAGTCTAATCCAGTATCAAAGGTCTTTAATAATTTATCAGAATTGACCATATAATCTACGTCAAGCAATAATGTTTCATCATATGGACTTAACTCATATGCTTGATATCTGCCCTTATTGATCCAAACCTGATATTCACGTATATTG